CGCCATCTTCAAATGGTGCTGTGGTTAAAGAACAATGCGCCTTATTGCAAATCCGAAGACTACGTGGTCATTTGGAACAACTTGCCTTCATGGGCTGGGACTGCAGACAGCGCAGAGCTGCGCTTGAGAGTTATTCAGGGCTTGAGAGATGCAGATGAGCGAGAGAAAAAATGAAGGTCAGTTACGACAAGTGGTATCCAGTCGTTCAACCTACCGCGACCACGCAGACAGATGTTTTTGCCAAGCGGGTGGAAAGGCTAGACGCTGAACGTGCTTTAAACACACAAATAGCGCAACAGGTAAAGAAGTTCCACCAGTACGAGTATGAGATTTATGAATACAGGATGCGGCAGGTAACCATAAACATTGACATCAACAACTTGAAACGCGAGATTGACAAACTTGTATGACCAAGAAACCGATACCCAGACCAGTCAGGAAGCCACAGCTGGAGACAAAAGAAAAGCTGACGCTGTGGGTCACCCTCATGGTAAGCACAACCCTGTGTATCTCCGTATTGGCTATGGTAATTGCTTTTATGTTGGGTTTGTGGGCCAAGGAAGTGGACAACGCAGAAATATTCAAAATGATTTCACCCGCTTTTTCTACTCTTATCGGCGGCATGATTGGGTTCCTGTCTGGTATCAAACTTATGCAAAACGATGACAAAAAGGACTCTAAATGCTAACGCTTCTCTCAACCCTAATCTCGTTCCTAATGGGCGGCTTGCCTAAGTTGTTGGATTTTTTCCAAGACCGTGCCGACAAGCTGCATGAATTAAACCTTGCTCGGCTACAGATTGAGCGTGAGTTAGAACTGCGTAAAGCTGGCTTTGAAGCGCAGGAGCGCATTGAGCATATCCGGTCAGAACAGTTGGCAACCGAGAGCGCAGCTAACACCCAGCAAGTCCTGATTGGGGCACAGCAAGCTGAAATGCAGGCCATCTACGCCCATGATGAAAGTTTAAACGAAGGCACAAGCCAGTGGATGAAGAACCTGAGAGCCAGCGTTCGCCCTGTCATTACCTATGGTTTCTTCTTTCTGCTGTTGTTTGTGGATGTTGGTTTGTTTGCCTACGGCTGGCACAGTGGCGCTACGTTCGTAGAGTTAGCCGAGATGCTTTGGGACTCTGACACCCAAGCTTTGTTTGCTTCAATCATTGCTTTCCACTTTGGTGGTCGGGCGTTTGGTAAATGAACATCTCAGAGAAATGCCTGCACATGATCCGCCACCATGAGGGGGTCAGGCAAAACCCGTATAAATGTCCAGCAAAGTTGTGGACGGTGGGGGTCGGGCACGTTATGTTTCCAGAGCAGGGTAAGCTTAAGATAGACCAGCGGGATGCCTTTGTGCCACCGCCAGAGGCTATGCGTAAACACAGCATGGAGGAAGTTAATGAAATACTTAAGGCCGATCTTGCTAGGTTTGAGCGAGGCGTGGCTACCTATTGTCCTGTTCCTCTTACTCAAGGACAGTTTGACGCACTTGTATCGTTTTCATTCAATGTTGGGCTAGGCACACTCCAGCGGTCAACCATGCGTCAAAAGGTGATTCGTGGTGATATGGCGGGGGCCGCAGAAGAACTCTTGAAGTATTGCATGGCGGGGGGTAAAATTCTCAAAGGGCTACAGAAACGTCGTATTGACGAACGAGCACTGTTTTTATCCTAGGACTACCGATGGCGCTTAAAAAACTTGCAATGAAGCCGGGGGTTAACCGGGAGAATACCCGTTACATGAACGAGAACGGTTGGTATGAGTCCGACAAAGTGCGGTTCCGTCAAGGTACGCCTGAAAAGATTGGTGGCTGGGCACGTATATCTGCGTCTACATTCCAAGGTCTGTGCCGTTCTTTGTGGAACTGGATCACGCTAGACAACTTAAACCTAATTGGTGTAGGCACTAACTTAAAGTTTTACCTTGAACTAGGTGGTGAGTACAACGACATTACGCCTATTCGGGCGGGAGCTATCCTAAATAACCCGTTTGCCACAACTAACCTGCTTACTTTAGTTACTGTCACAGATGCATCCCACGGTGCAATTACAGGTGACTTTGTAACGTTCAGTAACGTAGCGCCCGTAGGTGGCCTTGATTTAAACGGTGAGTTTTCTATTACCTATGTTGATGCCAATACCTACACTATTACAGCTCCTAGCGCAGCTACTTCAACTGTGGCGGCTGGCGGTGGTTCAACTGTTAATGCGATCTACCAAATCAACGTAGGCGATCCATACGAAATTCCGCTGGCGGGCTGGGGTGCGGGTACATGGGGCGCAGGAACTTGGGGCTTTGGCGGTACGTCTACCTCTGCCCTGCGTCTATGGAGCCAGAACAACTTTGGTGAAGACTTGGTTTATGGTTTCCGTGGTGGCCCAATCTATTACTGGGATGCTGGTTATGGCGTAAACCCTGCTTTAGCTTCAATTACCATAGCCTCTCCTGCGGTGGTTACTGCCGCTTATAGTTTGCCAAATGGCTCTCCAGTCATCTTTACAAACAGTGGGTATCCCGCTGCGCTACCTACAGGGCTGTCTCCCGGAACAATCTACTATGTTATTAACGCTAGTGGTAATACGTTTAACTTAGCGGCTACTGTTGGCGGCGCGGCAATTACCACAACAGGAACGCAGTCTGGCGATCATTACATCATGCCTAACGGTGTAAACATCACAAGTTTGTCGGGCGCATCAGACTGCCCAATCATTCAAAACTTTGTTTTTGTATCTGATGTAAGTCGCTTTGTGTTTGCTTTTGGCTGTAATGATTACGCTTCTACAGTACAAAACCCCATGTTAATTCGCTGGTCGGATCAGGAGTCCGTGGTTAACTGGACACCATCTGCAACCAATCAGGCTGGTAGTGTTACGTTATCCCACGGCTCAAGCATTATTACCGCAATTCAAACCCGCCAAGAGATTTTGGTGTGGACTGATTCTGCTATCTATTCTCTTCAATACATTGGTCAGCCTGTGGTTTGGTCTAGTCAGTTAATGGGAGACAACATATCTATCCTCGGTCAAAACGCAGCAGCACAAGCTTCTGGCGTGGTGTACTGGATGGGTGTGGATAAGTTTTATCTGTACGACGGACGTTTGCAGACTTTGCCATGTGATCTTCGCCGGTACATCTATCAGGACATTAACCTCCAACAGAACCAGCAAGTGTTTGCCGGTACAAACGAAGGCTTTAATGAGGTCTGGTGGTTCTACTGCGCGGCTGGTAGTTTGGTTGCTAATCGTTATGTGGTCTACAACTACCTTGAAAAAATCTGGTACTACGGCACGATGGAGCGAACAGCTTGGCTAGACTCTGGCCTAAGAGACTTCCCTATTGCCGCTACGTACAACTACAACTTAGTTGATCAAGAGTACGGCTTAGACAATAACGAAACAGGTACGCCTCTAGGTATTGAGGCTTACATCTCATCCACAGAATTTGACATTGATGATGGCGACAGATTTGGTTTTGTTTGGAGAATGTTGCCTGACTTGACTTTCTCAGGGTCAGATGCTTCACCAACTCCGCAAGTTACGTATACTTTATATCCCATGCAGAACTCAGGCTCTGGCACAGGCACAGCGGTAAATAAAGATGTAGACAAGTTAACCGGTGCTCAGTACACAGTAACTGAAGGCTTTACAGGGCAGATCAATACCCGCGTGCGGGGCAGGCAGTTAATCTTAAAGGTTAGCTCGGATAACCTTGGAACAACATGGCAGTTGGGTGCAACTCGTATTGACATTAGACCGGATGGCAGACGATGAGCTACATCATTACATCTGAGTTTGAACTCAATAAAGTAGCCGCACCTAACTTGCCGCTTCCTCCAGAGGATTACAACCGTGTGTATTTTGACCAGATGCTTAACATTTTGCGTCTGTACTTCAACAGGCTTGATGCTCTGACGGGGCAGTTAAATACTTCCTCTGGCGGGGCAGGCATACGATTGCCGTATGGAGCTTTTTCCAGCGATCAGGATCAAACAACAACAGCTAATACAGCTACGTTGATGACGCTGAACACCACAGACTTTACCAACGGCGTCACTATTGCAACTTCTAAAATTACGGTAGCAACTGCCGGTATTTACAACTTGCAGTTCAGTACGCAGTTTGCAAACACAAACAGTAACGTCCAAGATGTCTATATTTGGTTAAAACAAGGCGGTGTAGATATTCCGGGGTCAACTGGTTTTGTATCTATTCCGGGAAGTCACGGAGGTACGGATGGGCACTCAATTGTTGGCTGGAACTATTTTTTAAGCATGACAGCAAACGACTACGTTGAGATTTATTGGTCTGTGCCTAATGTTGCTGTGACTATTCAACACCTTGCCGCTTCCGGCACACCCACTAAGCCGTCTACGCAGTCGGTGGTGGCTACAATGACATTTGTTTCGGCATTAGCTTAAGGTTTAGACATGTCAGTCAGAGACTCTTATAGAACGGTTTACGAGCCAGAAGATGACGTTACGGATTATTACGCCCAGCAATTTGGGCCAGATACTCCCGCCGCCGCTCCCCCTCCTCCTCCCCCTGAAAGTACCTCTAATTACGAAAGTATTTATGACCTTTTTGGCGGAAAAGATGCTACCAATGATTTAATTGCGCAGATTAGAGGTATGGGGTTATCTGATAGCGATATTGCTGGCATCTTTGCCCCGTATCAAAAAACAGCTACTACAGAAACAGCCACCGTTCAAGCTCCTGCCGCCGTTCAAGCCCCCGCCGCTGTTGAAACCCCCGCTGTTCAAGCCCCCGCCGCTGTTGAAACTCCTGCCGCTGTTGAAACTCCCGCCGCAAAAACTACTGACATAGTAGACGACTACATTGCGTCTATCCCTGAGTCTGATATGACGGTTGAGGATTTGTACACAACCATTCTTGGTCGTCCATCAGATGCAGGTGGTAAGGCATTCTGGGAAAACGCATTTGGGCCTACTGTAGATGAGTCGGAAAAAGCTGACTTTTTGCAAGCAGCTAAAGCAGAACTCGCCACTAAAACTAAAGAAGAACAAACAGCGTTGGCTCCTAATCTTGTAGGTACAACACAAACAACTGCGGACACAACCCAAGTTGCAGCAGTTGAGCCTGAAATAGTTTTAACTCCTGAACAAATAAAAGAAATAGAAGAAGGATTAAAAGATATAGATTTTCTTGGACTTAAGCCAGCGAACCAAGGTTTGGGTGGCCCGCTTCTTACAGTTGCTCCACCAGAAGTGCAAAATGCGGTTGATTTAAAGAACGGTACATATCTAACTACTACTGGCACAATCGTTGATGTGTCAGGTAACGTGCTTGCGGATACCGGGTCTGCCGCTACTACCACATTGACCCAACAAATTCTTGGGCAAAACTTGACGGATAAATGGCAGGGTCAGGGATGGGGGACGGCGCAAGCTAATGCTTCTGACATGGCAAGAATTTTGGCCAGTATTGACATTACGGACATCAAACAATTTGGTGAAGTTCCTCTTTTAGCGCCTGTTGAAGAAATTGGTAAAACGTATAACGGAAACCAAGTTGTCAAAATTGACCTTGGCGATGGCGAAATTAGAAATGCGGTATATCAAGGGACTGGTCAATTTGACGATAATGGCGAAATTGGTAGATATGTACCAGTGCCTAAAGATGCAAAAATTGAAACGCTTTACGGGGTATCTAATGGTGAAAGCTACGATGCCGTTGATCCATCAAAAGTAAAAATAATAGATGGCAAACCTGTAGTTGACACAGGGCAAAAAACATTTGGCAATAAAGTGACGGGCGAAGCTGTTCCTAATACATACAGTGAACGTCAAACTGGAAACGCTTGGGGTGGAACATTTGCTGGTAAAGGTAACACAGGTTATCGAGTTCAGTTTGCCCCTGATGGAACGCCAATCTTTTACACAACAGCTGCATCCTCAAATGATTTAGCTAATCTTATGCAAGACCTTGGCCCGATTGGTCAAATTGGTTTGGCCATTGCTACGGGTGGTTTGTCTATACCTCAACAGATTGCGGCTAATTTAGCTGTAAACGTTTTAAGCGGTAAAGACCTTGGTGATTCAATTAAAAGCGCTGCAATTAGTTTTGCTGGCGCTCAAATCCCTGGTATGGATTTCATGTCAGATGGCGCTTCGTTTATTAAAGACCTTGGGCTGTCAACAGAACTTACAAACACGCTAACTAACTCTTTCCAAAACGCTGCGGTTTCTGCTGGCACTGCGCTGCTTAGTGGCCAAGATGTTGGCGAAGCCATGACTAGAGGTTTTGTTACCGGTGGTGTTAACGGTGCTGTTAATTCGCTCTTAGGTAATATTGAAGGGTTTGGCGACCTAACCGCTAACCAAAAGAAGATGGTTACCAATGCCGTAACAGGCGTGATTTCAGGTAAACCACTGGATCAGATTGTTATCAATACCGCTATCTCTGCGGCCAATTCAGCTATTGCCGACGCTAAAGGCACAACTGGAAACCTAGATACAAACACAGAAGACACGCTAACTAAAGCTGGGTTAGTAGACGGCAATGCCGCAACGGACACCGACACTCTTACCTCACTCCTTGCCAATAAAGATGTTGTTTCGTCTATTGGTAGCGACGCAGTCACAACCCCAGATACTTTAAACCTTGGCGGTGCGGATACGCTTGCAGCAACTCTTCCAGACGCTAGTACGCTTATTGATACTGAGTTTGGTGACCTAAAAGGCGCGCAAGATAGAAACGCCGCAGACAACCAACTGCGGGATACAATTAAAACCAGCAGTAGCTTTAATGATGCGTATGCACTGGCACGTAAAGAACTCGGTGCAAATAAAACATTTGATTGGTTAAACCCCAAGACAGGCAAGGTAGAAAGCTTTAGCACCGCTACAAAAGAAGAGCGTCCAGATTTAAACATTACTGCCGCTGACAAAGCAATTGACGCTCTAAACGCATCTAACTTATCTACAACAACCAACGCATCCAGTACAGTTGCAGCACAAGGCGATACGGCTGCTAGAACACTTGCCACTGCGCCGGATCAAAACCCTGCGGAAACTAGACGTCTATCAGCGCTTAATAACTCTTTGGTATTGGGTAATGCTCCTGACCAATCGGCAGCGGAAACAGCAAAACTAGCTGCGCAGAACAGAACTGCCAAACTGTCGGCTGAAGAGTCTGATAGCGTTATTACATCGGTATTTAAAAACGTAACGGGTACATTATCCGCAGCCGCAGGTGAACAAGCATCCGCACTTGAGGGCGCACTTAAGGCTAGTGGGGCTATTGGCAAAAACAGCCTACTTGCGGGTATGGCAAACGGTTTGACTTCTTACGGAGCAAATAATGTTAGTACCAAAGCTCAAGAGCAAGAACAAGGGTTTGTAACTGAGATTGCTAAAGCTGGTAACACTGGCAACTGGAGGGAGGATGCTGTTGCTAAAATAAAAGTCCTACCTTCAGCCATTATTAACAACCCAATTGGTTTTGGTTACGCTGTAGTTAAAGAAGGTATCCAAGAAGTTATTCCAATTTTGACTGGCGTTACTGCGGCTAAGTGGGGCGGTAAATTTATAGGCTTTGCTGCCGACGCTATTGTTAACGGAGTTGAAGCTGGCGGCGCAGGGTACAACGGCACTGTGGCAAAAGCCGAAAAAGCCGGTATGAGTGAAGCAAATGCACATGCTGCGGGTCAAAAAGCGTTTGTTGCTTCCGCTACTGTAGCTGCTGTGCTTGGCCCTATTGTTGATGCTCCGTTTATTAAACGGGCCGCAGGTGACGTAGTTGAAAAAACAACTCTTAGTACAGTAGGTAAATCAGCGGCTAAAGAAATGCCGCTAGAGTATGTAGAAGAAGGCTCGGCTCAAGGTTTTGAAGACTATTTTGCTACCGGCAAGGTCAACGTAAATAACATTTTGACGGGTGCAACCGCTGGCGCTGCTGTTGCTGGACATACTGTAGCTTCTATTCAGTTGGGCGAAATGGCGCTGAGTAAGGTAGAACAAGCGGCTTCTTCTGAAATACTTACTTCCGTAGCTGGCGATAAAGCCGGTGAGTTGCAGACTCAAGTTGCAAGCACTCTTGCAAATACTAAAAACTTGTCAGACGCCGGTACGCAGATTGCAACTACGATGCAAGACGCAGGCATGAACGTTAACCAAGCTCAGTCGGTTGCCAATACTGTTGTGGCCGAGGCGGTTGTTCATAACCTTACAAAGACTAGCGGCGCAGATACTAAGTTTAGTGTTGATAATTTAAACGCGCCTGTTGGCTTTGATACAGACGGCAATGCAGTCACAGTCGGTGATGTGCTTGGTTCTAGCGTAACGGGTAAAGGCACGGACTTTAAAGTCCAACCAGATGTAGTTATTGGAACTGCGGGTGATGGTAAACCCTTAACAATTGGTGAGTTGACTGGTTTAAAGGCTAAAGATACCCCTATCACAACCGATGCAAAAGCAACTGCGGCTGCGGTGGACGCCAAATCAGATGTCGTTGCTGCCTTAGAAACTGCGGGGCTGTCTGAGACTAAAGCCGACACAGCTATTACAGCCGATCAAGCGCAACAAGTTATGGCTGATCTTGGGCTTAATGTTTCGAATGAGACGGCGCAATCGTTGGCAACTAAGATTGAAGGCGCTAGTAAAACGGATGTTGTTACTGCTCTGGAAACTGCGGGGTTGTCTGAAACTAAAGCCGACGCTCTTGCAGATGTACTCTCAACTACCAAACCTGCTGTAGATACCAAGTCTGACGCAGACACCAAGCTAGACACTAAGCAGGACGTAGACACTAAACCAGACACCAAGCTAGACACTAAGCAGGACGTAGACACTAAACCAGACGCTAAGCTAGACACTAAGCAGGACGTAGACACTAAACCAGACGCTAAGCTAGACACTAAGCAGGACGTAGACACTAAACCA